ACTTCTACAAGGACGCAAGGGGGAAATGGTACATCAATGTACTCTTTGCACAGTGGCTGCTGAGCTACAGAGAGAGTGCCAAGAGGATAGGGAGCGTGAAAGGCTTGCCAGTGGGAAAGCAGATGAGTATTGAGATATTATCATAAACAAAGAGAGGAGAAAAAGAAATGGAAAACGGGAAGAGAAGAATAAAAGTAACGCCAAAGACAAGGGCAAAGATAAGGAAGGTGTTTGGCGTGAGCGATGTGGCGGTGTTTGATGCTCTGAAATATAAGACACAGGCTCCAAGAGCGGAGAGGATAAGAGAGATGGCAAAGAAATGTGGAGGCGTGGAGCTGCCTTGTGATGAATAACAAACAATATGACAGAGCACGAGAGAAAGAAGAACAAAGACAGACACGAAGAGATATGCATTGTGGGAGTAGCAATAGCGGTGGCAGTGGTGGCTATTGTGGTAATGAGAATAATGCTGATAATCAATAAATAAAAAATAAACAAAAGGAGGAAATAAGAAATGAAAGAGTACAGAATAGTATATCATAACGAGAGCTTTGATATAGAGTTGATAAAGAGAGAAAACAACGCCATAGTAGGCAAGTTCACAGACACAATGGAGATGCTGAGATATTGCACGAAGATAGGCTATGAGCCTGTGGTGGAGGACGTGGTGTTGGAGAGATAGGTGTCTCACAAACCTTCCTCTAAATAAGGAAGACCGCCAAAGGTTGCAGACAGGTGATAGCGTCTGTGGGGGTTCAATTCCCCCGGCGGAGCAAAAGAGAAAAACAAGAGAAATAGGAAATGTATCAAGTAGTAGATAATATATTATGTGTAAGTGTGAATGACTGGGTAAATGCAGGTCTAAGCACAAATATTTTGTGGAAAGACAGCAAGCAGGGATTGCTAAGCATAGTCAGGCGAGGCATAAAAGGGAATACATTGATAGATTTCAACTCAATAAAAAGGGTTGAGAGGAAAGAGGCTTTGGAGGCGAGTATGGGTTCATACTCTAAAGAGAAAGATAAGGGGAGCATATATAAGGTAGAGATAAGCAGTGAGGCTCTGGCGTACTACAGCAACTACGAGATGAGTGGTACAGAGAGATTGAGCCAAGAGAAGATAGCCCAGTACACAGCGAAAGCCTCTCTAATGGAGGCATTGAAGAAGGGAATGGCAAGGCAGGTGGAGGCGAGAGCCAAGGCAGGGGTAAGAATATGCAAAAAAGACTTTTGGGCAAAGGCATTAGAGTGGCAGAGAGCCAAGGCGCAGGAGATGGGCATAACACCTTATGGGAATGTGAGGAGCTTTGAAAGAGCTTTTAAAGAATATTTAAAGGAAGGATATGAGGCAATGATACATAAAGGATATGGTAATGATAGCTCAAGGGTGGTGTCAAAGAACATGGCAAATCTGTTCTTGGCATTATGGAGGAGCGAAGACAAGCCTTTTGTCAGCAGAGTGTGGGAGTTGTATTTGGAATTTGTGAGAGGGAAAAGAGAGTTTTATGATAAGAAGAGTGGCGAGGTGTATCGTCCAGAGGATTTCAGGTATAAAGACGGCAGAGCATTGGAGGTGAGTTTGCCTACGGTATGGAACTACTTGAAGGACGTAGTAAATAGCACTGCCGTGTATGCAGACAGAAATGGAGGGTTTGACTATGCCAATAGTCAGAGACCAAAGCATAACAGAATGGTAGGAGCTTATTCATTGAGTAAGATTTCGCTTGACGATGTGGCACTGAGCAGAAAGAGCATAAGAGGTTGGGTGTATAAATATATATGTGTTGATGTAGTGAGTGGGTATCATTTTCGCCCTGCATACATAGTGGGCAAACCGACATTGGAGACGGTAATGCAGACATACAGAAATATGTTTTGCGAGTTAGCCTTGATGGGCTTGCCGATGCCTGCGGAGGTGGAAGTGGAGCATCACTTGATGAAAGATATAGGGTGGCTAAATGATGTGTTTCAGTTTGTGAGGTTCTGCTCTTCACCCACAGAAAAGAGAGTGGAGCATACTAATAGGCAATTCAAATATGGAGTGGCAAAGAGAAATGGGCATTCAAAAGGCAGGTGGTATAGCAGAGCAGAAGCCTATAAATGTGTGAGGAACAAAGTGGAGGGAGACTATGAGTACGGAGATAAAGGTTTGCAACCACAGAGTATAGTGGCTGACGATTTGAGAGATATAGAGCAGTGGAATAATGAGCTACACCCAAATCAAAAGACATATAGAGGAAAGACAAGGAAAGATGTCTTTGTGGAGAACATCAATCCAAACTTAAGGGTGTTAGATAAAGCCTATCTATATAAATACATAGGTAACGAGACACTCACAAGCATAAGGAATAACGATTGGTGTAGTGTAGATAATGAAGAATTTCAGATAAAGGACTTTGGACTGTTGGATAGATTGACAACTAATAACAAAAAGGTTACTGCCTATTGGTTGCCAGAGAGTGATGGAGAGGTAAAAGAGGTGTATCTGTATCAAGAGGGAGAATATATAGGGGTGGCAGAGAATAGGAAAGAGAAAGCATATAATGAGTGTGAGGTAGAGAGGACAGAGGAAGATGAGAAAAAGATGTTGGCTCAGTGCAAGAGGATAGCGGGCTTTGACAAGAAGATAAGAGAGAGAAAAGCACAGATACCACATATAGGTATAGTAAGCATAGAGGAGAAAAAAGAGATAGAGCAAGTGGATTGGGAGATAGTAGCCAATGAGCAACCAAAGGGATATGATTACGAAGATGAGAGCTGTGAGAGCAGTGAAGATTACAGAGAGAAAGCAATGAGTGAATTTTAAAATAAACAAACAACATAAACACACAAGAAAAATGATAAACGAAGAATTAAAAGAGAAGATAATAGCAGAGGCAAAGCAGGCACGAGAGAGGTTTAGTGGGAGTGATAGCAAATTTGCAGTATCATTAGGAATAGCAGCTGCACAGTACAGCAGAATAAAGAATGGAGACACTGAGAGAGTGCTCTCACAGAGCAATTGGATTAGCTTAGCAAGGCGATTGAATGTAAGCCTGCAGAACGCACCTTGTTGGAAGACGGTAGCGACACCTGTGTATGAGTTCATAACAACACAATTAGCATGGTGCCAGAAAGTGGGTATGAGTTGCTTGCTGTGTGATGAGAGTGATATAGGTAAGACTTATGCGGCACAAGCATATACAAAGGGGAATAAGAATGTGGTATATGTGGATTGCTCACAAGTAAAGAGCAAGCAGAAAATGATAAGATATATAGCAAAGGAGTTTGGAGTGGGTCATGGTGGCAAATATGCCGATGTGTATAGTGATTTAGTCTTTTATGTGAAGACATTAGAGAAGCCTTTGGTAATATTAGACGAGGCGGGAGACTTGCAGTATGATGCATTCTTGGAGATAAAAGCCCTGTGGAATGCCACAGAGGGGGCTTGTGGATACTATATGATGGGAGCAGACGGATTGAAAGAAAAGATACATAGGGCGATAAACAACAAGAAGGTGGGATTTGCGGAGATATTCTCACGCTTTGGTAAGAAATACGTGAAAGTATTGCCCTTAGGGAATAGTGAAAGTCAGAAGTTGTTGCAGCTCTCAGCAGCAGCAATAATCAAAGCCAATGCTAAGCCAAATGCAGATGTGAATAAGATATTGCGTCAGACATTAGGCGAGGACGATATTCCTTCGTTGAGAAGGATATACAAAGCCATAGCCATAGAGGGATAAGAGATGAAAAGAGCTTATAGTGTTACAAATGTTGCAAGTGCAAAGTTTAAAGTATTGGACTTTGCTGGTAAGTGGAGAGAAGCCATAGGGTGCCCGGAACTGAGTGGCAGTTGGTTCATATATGGAGCACCGAAGAATGGCAAGACTTCATTTGCAATGATGTTAGCAAAGTATCTGAGTGGCTTCAAAAGGGTGGCTTACGACAGTGTGGAGGAAGGACTCAGCCTGTCGGTGCAAATGGCAATGGACAGGGTGAATATGATGGAGGTGGGGAGCCGCTTGATACTATTAGAAAAAGAGGGAGTAGAAGAACTTATTGCACGATTGCAAAAGTCCAAAAGCCCTGATGTGATAGTGATAGACTCTGTGCAATTCTTGGAGCTGAGATTTTCGGAGTACAAAGCTCTGAAAAAGAGATTTCCTCATAAGCTCTTTATCTATATCTCGCATGTGGAGGGGAAACAGCCTGAGGGTACCACCGCAAAAAGGATATGGAGAGATAGCAATGTGGTATTTAGAATAGAGGGCTTTAAAGCTTTTCCTGTGGGAAGGTATGGAGGTGGAGAGCCTTTGGTGATAAGTCAAAAGAAAGCAGAAGAGTATTGGGGATTGGATAATTAACAACATATAAAAACAAATAACAAGATGAAAAGACAGAAGACAAAGGCAGAGATGATAAGGTGGTTGCATATAATGATGCACGAATTAGGATTTGATGCACAGGATAAGAAGGCATTGCTCGCAGAGTATGGAGTAGAGAGCTCTAAGACACTGACGTGTGAGGAGCTAAGAGAGGTGTGCCAAAGGCTTGAAGGAGCCAGAAAACCCTTGCTTAATGAGGCGGATAGGTGGAGAAAGAGAGCTATTGCTGCAATAGGAGGCTTCTTGGCAGCAGGGGGAAAAGAGGGAAACATCAATATCATAA